GCAAAGAAAGCAGCAGCAGATGCTAAGGCTAAAGCAGATGCAGATGCAGCAGCAGCACTTGCTGCAGCCCAGGCAAAGAGTTATAGTGGTGGAGTATCAGCAGTTCCATATACACCTAGACCGACTCCTCCACCACCTCCTCCACCACCTATAAAGACTGCTCCAATAGATACAGTATTATTTAATGATGTTCCAATTGATAGTCAGTTATATCTTGACCTATTATTTGAAAATGTAGGTGGACAAGAACTCCTATCAATTTCAAGATATGATACAGTCAATGGTCAAGATGTTAGTTATCAACCTATTAAAAATCTTGGATTAATACAACAAGAATATAATCCAAACAACTTGGTCAAACTGCAGCAAACATCATTAAATATTTTTAACAACTTTTCAATTAAACTTTCAAACAAAATTCCAATCAATACAAATGATCCAAGTGGTAATAACTCTAATGTTTGGATTGATACAGATGGATCAATTGTGATAGAATTAGTACATATGCTTAATGATGAGCAAGTTGAGGTTCAGATGGCATACGATGGTACAATATATGAGGCAGGGATATAATGATAACTAATACTGGTAAAGAAATTATTGCAAAGTACCTAATTGGTACTGCACCTGCTTTTGCTTCCTATTTAGCAATTGGCTGCGGGGCAAAGCCAAGATCCACCGTCACTAGTATATCTGGTGCTTCTTCTTCTGGATCAACAGTAACAGTCACCACAACAACACCCCTATGGGTTGGTGCAAAAATAAAAATTACAAGCGGTACAGGAACATTAAGTACAGTATCAGACACGTTGGTCACTGCTATAACAAGTAATACTCAATTTACAGTAAGTCCAACGCCAACAGTAAATTTATCAAGTGCAACAATAGAAATACATGTAGATCCAGCAAAAGAAGTTCTAGACTTTGAAATGTTTAGGGTTCCAATTACTTCTCGTGGATATACTAATGATAATGGTATAAACAAACTTATTTTTACAGCAGAACTACCAACAGAAGAAAGATATGAAATATCTGAGATAGGATTATTTTCTGCAGGGTCAAATTCATCAGCAACATCTTACGATAGCAGAACCATTACCCCATTTGCAAGCACAGAAGGATGGGAATATAATGATGGATCAACTATATCTAGTCCTGTTTTAATTACAGAAAAAATAACTAATTCATCAAATGTAATAACTTCTACAGATTTAGCAATACAAACAAACTCAAACAACCTTGGATTTTTAGATACAACACGTTCTGGAAGATACGAAAGGTGTAGATATTTAAATAATGTGATAATGCTAAGAGGAGACACATCCAATTTAACTTCAAGTGGTGGAGTTTTTTCAATTACATCTGGTGCAAAATTTTTACAATTAACTGGACAAACTGTAGACCTATCAAGAAACTCAACTGCAGATCTTTTAAAGATAGCATTTTCAGTTGTAAATGTTGATGGAGAATCAATTACACAACCAGACAAGGTTCGTGTTTTAGTTGAATTTTCTAATAGCGATGGAACACAATATGCAAGACTTAATGCAGAAATGACTGATGCAGTTGGTGGATTTTCAACTAATAGATATTTTGTAATACCAAAAAGGCTTGATGAACTAACATATAGTACTGGATCAACATTTTCATGGAAGAATGTTTCAACAATTAAAATTTATACAAGTGTACTTATAGGAACAACACCATCGGATGACTATTTTGTATCACTTGATGCAATTAGACTTGATAATGTTGCAACAATCAATCCATTATATGGAATGACTGGTTATTCTATTATTCAAAATACAAATGCAGAAACAGTGATTAAGTCTGCCAATACAAATAACTATATTGAATTTAGAGTTATAACGGATGTGACTTAATGGCTGATGCTGGAATAAAACAAATAAGAATACCCAAAAATGAGTTACCACCAGTAGATTTAAATAACTCCTATACTCTTAGATACAGAATAATTTCTGAAGACAAGAATAGAGTATCTCATTATTCTCCTATGATAAATGTTGCTGCAAACATTATTGAAACAGTTTCTGGTACTCTTGTAAAAAATGGAACATATTCAACTGCTATTTGGGATGATGCAACCAATAATCCTAAATATGACATATTCGTTAAATTTGATGGAGGATCTTATTATTATCACGGAACATCACCAATACATACATATTCTTTTTTAAATACTGGAACAACAAGTGTTAGAGTAGCAGTACAAACTGAAGGAATTACTAAAACTAGAAATACTGCATTGACTATATTTGAGTCATCAGTAGTATCTCTGGTATAATTAAATAGGAGATAAAATGGCAAAAGTACCTTTACCTGAACGTGGTCAACCAATTGATGTCGCATATCTATATCAGATAGCAAATGGTATCAATCAACTTTCCGACCAAGTATCTAGTGCAACATATAATTATGCAACCATAGATACCGCTTCCGCTGGACCGCAAAATGTAAAAACATCAGAAATGCGTGTTGTTGGTGGTTCAATTGCTGTTGCTAATAATAGTACCGTAACTGCATCAACTACAAAAACATTTTCATATAAATTTGCAGGAGATTTTAAATATACTCCAATTGTTACAGCAACGCCAGTAAATACTGGTAAAACTTCTGCAGGAGAAAATGTGTCTGTTGTTATTACAGATGTAACAAGATCAAGCGTTGAAGGCCTAGTAAGATTTAATTCCTCTGGAGATTTATCAATTGTTGTTAATTTGGTGATTATAGGAATTCCTAACTAGGAAGGTTGAAAAATTGAAATGTTTAAAATGCAATGGCAGAATGTTCATAGATCGTCAATACACAACTATTGATCATATTGAAACATTTTGTATGATATGTGGTACAAGAAATTTTTATCATCCACCTAGTTCAAGCAGTGAGGGAACATGGCTACTTACACAAGAAAGATTACGAGCCAAGAATACAATGATGCCTCTATAATTAAGGGCAATCAAAAAGTTTGGTTCCTTAATGGAGATCTTGTTAGAACGCACCATTTTAATAAATCTAATGGTCTTGTATCTGTTTATAACATTATTCAAGACAGAATTGAAACTTGTTTAATTAGTGATTTTAAACGTAACCGTGAAAAAGCATATACTGTTGGAGAAACTGCTAAACTAATTAATCGTCATAAAAAGTATATGCCAAGTTTAATTAAACGGGGAGTCATTCCACCGCCAGTAGGATCACAAAAAGGTGGAAAAACGGGATGGCAAGTAAGATCATATTACTCAGAATCGCATGTAAAAGAGATACGTGATATACTTGCAAGTATCCATATAGGACAACCAAGAAAAGATGGATTAGTTACAAATAATATTACCCCTAATAGCCAAGAGTTGACAAGGCGAATGGGAGAGGGTATACTTACATATACGAGGACAGAAGATGGACGATTTATTCCAGTTTGGAATGAGTCTATTTAATAGAATGGGTGGGAAATGGAAAACGATTCAACAAAGGTATCAGTAACACTTGGATACACGCTTAACCTTGGAAACTTTCAGTCACTGCGACTGGATCTTGGAGTAGTTGATTCTAAGCGTGAGGGAGAAACAACAGACATCGCCATGGAGCGTGTTTACAAGTTTGTTGAAGAAACTCTTACTGCAAAGATTAATGAAGCAAAGGCAGAAATTAACGAATAATGGCCGAACGCAAAGACCGAATGGCTTTGCTTTCAAGGTATAGTAAATACCATACTGCAAAGTATGAGCAAAAGCCATCGTTAAACTTAAACGTAGAACAATGGGCTTCGGATGCCCTAATAGAATCCTATGGAATAGGAGTTTGTTATGATTTACTTGAGTATTATTTTGGTGTCGCTCAGTCTCCTACTTGGAATCACTTTGCGTACAATGCAGAAAAAATATTACAAGCAAAACTAGATAGACAAAAAGATGACAAAGAGAGAGCAGAACGCAGAGAGATGGCAAAGAAATGGTTACTAGATGAATAATACAGAGGCTAAACTAATCTCAGCGGTACTTGAGGATAAGCAGATCCATGTTTTGCTACAGGCAAATGTAGATAATCTGCTGAGAACCCACAACGATGTTTGGCAGTTTATTAGAAATTATTCTGAACATAATGCTGTTGTTCCACCAACATCTTTAGTCATAGAGAAATTTAGAGATTTTGAACCAGTGTCTGGTGTGGGTGCAACAAAGCACCACCTTGAAGAATTACAAACAGAATATTTAAACGATAGTCTTAAAGATATTTTAAGATCTGCTGCAACTGAAATTCAAGGTGGCAATGGTGGGGTTGCTCTTGAAACATTAATTCACAAGACATCTGAACTAAAAAAGAATACATCATCTATTCGTGATATTGATGTAACAGATTTAGACTCTGCTATTGCATATTTTGAAAATGTAAAAAAGCAACAAGAACTTGGTTTAGTTGGAATTAAAACTGGCCTTCCAGGATTTGATAATTACCTACCTGCTGGAATCATGCCAGGACAGTTGGGAGTCTTTCTTGCATACCCAGGCATCGGAAAGTCATGGTTGGCTCTCTATTTCGCTGTACAGGCTTGGAAACAGGGTCGTAGTCCTATGGTCATCAGTCTTGAAATGAGTGAGACAGAAGTACGTAATCGTGTATTTACTATTATGGGCGAAGGTCTATGGTCACATAGGAAAATTTCAAATGGTGAAATTGAATTAGATATGCTAAAGAAATGGCACAAAGAAAAACTTGAAGGCAAGCCAGAGTTTCATATTATTTCAAATGATAGCGGTGGAGAGATTACTCCATCAGTATTGCGTGGAAAGATTGATCAATACAAGCCAGACTTTGTGATTGTAGATTATCTACAGTTGATGAGTCCAAATCAAAAGTCAGATAATGAAACGGTACGAATGAAGAACCTTTCAAGAG